GGAGGGTTAGTATTAAATAGATCTACTTTTGCGATGCAACCTGGTGAAGCACTAGAGCTTATAAACTTTGAGCCAGACATCAACGGTGGATACAGACGCATAAATGGGTTTGCTAAGTATAACACCAACATAGTCCCTGTAACGAGTGCCTCAACAGAAGAGGTTTTACTATCTTGTATATTCAATGATAAGATCGTTGCAGCAAGAGGAGAGAAGATATTTACAGCCTCAGCCGGAAGTGGATCGTGGACAGAAAGAGACAGTGGCAGAACAAGTGCAGGTGTCTATACCTTTGAAAGATTTAACTTTGATGGCACTGACAAACTAATAGTAGCCGATGGTGCTAATGCACCCACAGTATTTAACACCTCTTTTGCAGCTACAGATGTAGCACCAAGTAGTACAGGAACAGGGGAGGCGACTGCGTTACTAGCTGCAATAGCCTCAGGCACTGGTATGACAGGCTCAGGAACTATAACAGTAAGAGACACATCACAGTTTGGTAGCAGTGGATCTCTTATAATAAACAATGAAACCTTTACGTACACAGGAAAGACAGCTACTACTTTTACAGGTGTAACAAGAGCAACGTCAAGTAGCACTGCTGCAGATCACGCAATAGGAGATATAGTAGCAGATTTGTTTCCTCCTGCAGTATCAGGGGCTAAGTTTGTAACAGCGTTCAAAGACCATATGTTCTACGCAGGTATGTCAAGCACACCACAAGAGATAGTGTTTAGCTCACCCTTTATTGAAGACGATTTTTCTGCAGCTCTTGGTGGTGGTAGCATAAAGGTTGACGATACCATAGTGGGACTCAAAGTTTTCCGACAAGATTTATTTATCTTTTGTGAAAGCAGAATATTTAAACTGTCAGGATCAACAAGCTTTGATTTTGTTATGACACCTGTTACTAGAAACATTGGGTGTGTAAACGGACAGACGATACAGGAATTTGCAGGTGACTTAATATTTCTAGCACCTGATGGGTTAAGAACCGTTGCAGGTACAGCAAGAATTGGTGACGTTGAACTTGGTACTATAAGCTCTCCTGTGCAATCCGTGTTTAACTCTAACATTGCAAGTTCAGGTGGTTTTAGATCACTAGTTATACCAAATAAAACACAGTATAGAGTTTTCTTCACTAAGTCTGGTATAGCACAAAGCACAACGGAGGGTGTTATAACATCTCTTAGAGGACAAGCTTTTGAGTTTGCACAGATAAAGGGAATACGACCTACATCAACAGACACTGTGTCAACAGCCACTGAAACTATAGTCATACACGGAGGAGAGGGTGGCTACGTGTATAGGCAGGAAACAGGCAACGACTTTGATGGCACTGCTATAAATGGTAAGTACAGAAGCCCTGACTTAAGTTTTGGCGATGTAGGTATACGTAAACACATGCATCGTGTTATAGTAAGTTATAAACCAGAAGCAGCAATAAGTGCAGATATGTTTTTACGCTACGACTATGAAGACCCTACTAGTCCACGACCTGCTGCATATTCATTATCAGCAGATAACGTAGTGGCTATATATGGTTCAAGTGTATATAATACAGCAACATATGGTGGACAGTCAGAGCCTTTATTACGACAGTCGGTTGAGGGATCAGGATTCACGGTAGCCCTTAGGGTAGACGACAACGGTACAACAGCCCCTTACGCACTCAGGGGATTTCAGATGGAATATCAAACAGGAGCTAGAAGATAAATGGGAGCAACATACACAAGACAGTCTACGTATAGTGACGGTGATGTTATCACAGCTGCCCACACTAATGACGAATTTAATCAGTTATTAGCAGCCTTTGCCGCCACAACAGGACACACACACGATGGGACAACTGCTGAAGGAGGTCCTATCACAAAGTTATTAGGTAACACACTTACCTTTGGTGCAGGAACAGCAGGAACAGATATTACCGTAACCTTTGATGGTGAAACTAGTGACGGCATACTCAAGTGGATGGAAGATGAGGACAGATTTCAATTTCCTGATTCCATACTTATAGAGTCTGATGAAAAGTTATTATTCCGTGACACAGCTATATATCTTAACTCAAGCACTGACGGACAGCTTGACATTGTAGCTGACACAGAAGTACAAATAGCAGCAACAACTATAGACATCAATGGTAATGCTGATGTATCAGGAACACTTACATATGGTAGTTTGTCAGATGGTTCAATAACAATCACAGCGTTTGTGGATGAAGATAATATGGCTTCTAATAGTGCTACGCTAGTGCCAACGCAACAATCTGTAAAAGCGTATGTGGATACACAGCTAACGGCAGAGGATTTAGATTTCCAAGCTGATAGTGGTGGTGCGTTAAGTATTGACTTAGATAGTGAAACACTTACATTTACAGGTGGCACAGGTATTGATACAAGTGGAAGTGGTAATGCTGTTACCTTTGCCATAGATTCTACTGTAGCTACACTCGCAGACACACAAACATTTACAAACAAAACACTAACCTCACCAAAGATAAATGAGAACGTAGCAGTATCAGCTACAGCAACTGAACTCAACATCATGGATGGTGACACATCTGCTTCATCAACAACATTAGCAGACGCTGATAGAGTTGTTGTAAACGATGCAGGGACAATGAAGCAAGTTGCCCTGACTGATTTTGAAACATACTTTGAGTCAGCTTTAGATACACTCTCTAATGTTACAACTGTAGGTGCATTGAACAGTGGTTCTATAACAAGTGGCTTTGGTGCAATAGATAATGGTTCATCAGCAATAACAACCACAGGTACAGTTACATACGGTAGTTTATCTGATGGCTCAATAACTATTACGGCATTTGTAGATGAAGATGATATGACATCTAACAGTGCCACTCTTGTACCCACACAGCAGTCTGTAAAGGCTTATGTTGATGCACAAATAACAGCAGAAGATTTAGATGTAACCACTGACAGTGGCACTATTGATATTGACTTGGACAGTGAGACATTAACTATTGCAGGTGGTACAGGTCTATCTTCAAGTGCATCTTCAACAACAGTTACAATGGCAGTGGATGCAGCCCAAACAGGAATTACCTCTGTAGTAAATTCAAGCTTAGAATTAGGTAGAGATGCAGACAACAGAATTAAGTTTGGAACAGACAATCAAATTATCTTTGAGGTTGACGGTGGTGACAATGTTATATTTAAAGCTAGTGGTGAAATAGAAGCTACTAGCCTTGACATCAGTGGTGATGTAGATGTTGATGGCACACTAGAAGCTGATGCTATAACAGTCAACGGTATAGCTTTAGGAACAGTAATTGCAGGCACTACAGTTACAAATGCAACTACTGCAGCCGTAGCAACAACTGTAACCATTAGTGACAACGAAAACACAGATGAAGACAACGCTATTATATTTACATCAGGTGGTGATGTAGACGGTGGTAACATAGGATTAGAATCAGATGGTGATTTAACCTACAACCCAAGCACAGGAAGACTGACAGCCACACAACTAGCAGGTACATTACAAACTGCAGCACAAGCAAACGTAACATCACTTGGCACACTAACTACTCTTACAGTAGACAACGTTATTATAAACGGTTCAACCATTGGACATACTGGTGACACAGACTTGATGACTGTGGCTAGTGGAGTTCTAACAGTAGCAGGTGAGGTTGATGCAACAAGTTTAGATATCAGTGGAAACGCTGACATAGATGGAACACTTGAAGCAGATGCGATAACAGTAAATGGGGCAACACTAAATTCAGTAATAGCTGACGAAGCAGTAGCATTAGCCATAGCATTAGGATAAGGAGATAACAAATGGCAAACGTATTTAAAGTAATAACAAGGGATGTAATGTCTGCGACTGCAGATACAGATGAAACTCTGTATACTGTGCAAAGCAGTAAGTCCATTGTTATATTAGGAATGATGTTGGCTAATGTACACACATCTCAGGTGACAGCTACAGTAAAGCTTACAAGTACAACAACTCAAACATCACAGACACAAAACACTACAACACATCTCATAAAGGATGTACCCATACCTGTGGGTTCTACATTTGAATTACTACAGGGTAACAAGATTGTTGCAAACGCAGGTGATATCATAAAGGTTGCCTGTTCTGTAGCTGACAAGGTGTCAGTAACAATGAGCTACATGGAGCAAGATGTATAATGCCATATCTAGGTAATGAACTAGCAGCACAGTTTCAAGCATTTGAAACACAAACCATAACAGGTGACGGTAGCACAGGCTATACGCTTGATAGAGCCGTAGCAAACGGCAAAGAACTTCTTGTATACATCAACAACGTAAAACAGGAAGAAGGCTCTGGTAAGGCTTATACAGCGTCTGGTACGACAATTACATTCTCTGAAGCTGTAGCAAGTGGTGACTCATGTTATGTTGTATACATGGGGTTAGCTATGGGTACGGTAACACCACCTGATGCAAGTATTGTGTCAGGCATGATTGCTAATGCTAATCTTGAGATGCCAAATACTTTGGATATGAATGGAAAAGAGCTAATACTTGATGCTGATGGGGATAGTAGTATCCAAGCGAGTACTGACGATACTGTGGTTTTTAAAACAAATAATACTACAGCGATGACCATCAATAGTAGTGGTCTTATACTACCAAGAATACCAATTCTATCAGTCAACGCAACTAACACAGACCAAGCTATAACTGCAGCTACTACAACAAAAGTGGAATGGGAAACTGTGCAAGTAGATACGCTTGGTGGATGGGATAGTAGTAATCATAGATATCAACCCACAGTTGCAGGATTTTATTTAGTTGGTGGGGTGATAAGGATGCAGATGATTATTGTTGAAACTATAGTGATAAGAATTAAGAAAAACGGTGCAAGTAACACTG